GTATTCTTAAGTGCTGTTTGCGCTTCTTTTAATATATCATTAAAATCCCCAGTAGCTTCTGTTATGCTTCTGAGTATAGTTTTAATACTATTTAATTCTTCTGTTGTTTTACTAAGTTGATTTGTAATATTAGCTTTGCTAGGAATTTTAGCCATTGTCTATATGGTATTATAGATATAAATATCAGACATAACTACTTTTTAGCTCTCGCTTTAGAAATAAAATCTGGTGGTTTGATTGCTGCCTGCTTTGTATCATCAGACATTTTGAATTTCTTCATGTCTGTATTTTCAGTTATTATTTGGGACTGCGCATTGCGCTGTTCTTCAACCTTTTTTAAGAATTCATTAATCTTCTTAAGACTAAACTTTCTATGCGGAATTGGCATATCCCAGACATCATTCCAGCTAAATCCACCATTACCATGATAAACTAATTCAAAAATTTCTGTCATAAAGACAGCTCTATATTCCCGCCCCGGGAAAAAAGAATTCTGCTGTGATTGGTAGATCAATCTCGGCCTCCTCTCCGTTCTTTAAAGTAACTGCTGTTTTCATTACTATATCTGGAGTGATTTCATTAATATATCGCCTTAGCGCTGAAGCATCACGAGCCATAAGAGCAGTATCTACAAATTCTCTTATTGTTTTATTTGATCTATCTCCATTTACTGATTGTATTTGGAATTTAAGTCTTAAACTCGCACCTGGATCTTGATTTAGTGCTTTCTTTAGACCTTTAGCCTCATCATCGATCTTTTTATCATCTCCTACTGTAAGTAGCTTAAATGTCACAGTATTTTTTGAGAATGGAAGTTCAAATGAAAATTCATTAGAATTAGTATAAAGAGTCTCATTAATCTTTTTATATTCTAATTTTTGAAGATCTGCTGTTACAATTTCTTCTTCTTCTGTATCTGAATTTACATATTTGAATTGGTAATCTTTACCATATGCTAAAATCCTTGCTGCAATTAGTAGACCATTTCTATCTCCTAGTATTAAATCATCATAATTAACATCAGAAGAGATCAAGGCCTTAAGAGTCTTCTCTATAGCCGTGCCATTCTTAAGATTATTAATATTTGTAAGTATGTCTTCGTGTCGAGCTGTCATATATTTCATCTCTATTTGACCTGAAGATAGTGGATTTTCTTTAGAATAAACTAATCCTTTACTTGGTAATTCTACTATTTCTGTAGGTACTACAAATTTCTGTTCTGCCATGTGTAACTTTGTTTATTATATATATTGAGGTTATAAGTTTTCCTCTATCAAAAGAATATAATGAAACTTTTTGAGATTAAAAAGATTATGTATTAAGTTTATAATATATCTCATGATCTTGGAGAAATTGATAATATTTACTGGATTTAGTCTTGGGTTTAGAAGGATTTGTGTGAGTATCTTTATTTAATACATCATGAAGTACTGAGTAATGTATATTTCCTAAAATCTTTGATAATTGCAATGCAGATCCAGCTTCTATTTTCTCTCCAGTAATTTTATTTTTGCAAATCACCGAACCCTTACTAGCTCTAGAATCTTCTCCTATTTTACCTAATTTTGATAGTGTAGCAGATTTTGATATATTTAATCTTTGCTCGTCTGTAGGAATCCAATCTTTTTTACACCCTATTCCATTTTTATTCCCTTTTAGCTTTATTGCTATATTTTCTCTATGAGATTTAGACTTTTTTCTTTTCCATAGTTTCATAAGTGCTTCTCTAGCCACTGCATATTCTTCTTCACTAAGTTCTAAATCTCCGCTATACGTCATTCTATGAAATGCCCAAAGAAATTTATACTTATATAGTGGATGTTCTTTATAGCATTCTGCAAGTATCTTATGCACTCTATAATGTTCTTTAGCGGTTAGTAGTACTGTAGAGCTTTTTTTACCATACTCGGCTAAACATTCTGGGACTATGTGATGTGCTTCATAATATATATCACCACCTTTTTGTCTATTTTCTAATAAAGCCTGTCTTATTATTTTAAAGTAACTTGTAAGCATGAAAAATCCTCCTTTATTATAAATATCGGAGGATTTAGTTCGTTAGTAATTTAGAATAAAAATATTCTAGTAATTGAGGATTAATAATTTAAAATACAAAAATCGCAACCGAGTGTCAATGTCAATTCTGTAGGATCTGTTGTACTCCAGTCATAATTACCAGCTGAGAATGTCTTAATAAATGCACCTTTCACAATCCACTCGCTTACTATATCTCCAACTGGACCGATAATATCTAGAGTAATATCTTTCTTATAGAAGTCAGAATAACCATCGCGTCCAGTAACTGATTCATGATGTAATCGCACCCACTCCATGCATGCCTGTTGCCCTGAAGGAGATATTGGATTGTAAAGAGAAAGTTCAATATCTTTCCACTCTGCTTTTCCCTTTATCTTGAAATACGTATTCATGTGGTCCAGCTTGATTTCTCCCATTTCAACACTAGGAGCTGACGCCTTTTTAATCATGTATGAGGGAATACCGTCTATATACATGATGAACCTGTTACTTACTGTAGGTTCAAATGCCGTATAAAAAACTTCACTCGGATCCAAAAGTCCTGCCATTTTATTATAGTTTTATGTTGTTATTTAATTATAAATATGCTTACTTTGTGTTTTATGATTTTTTAAATCTAGACTGTATATCTTTTTTTACTTTAGATAATATGCTGTCTGAATCTGATTCTATTGTTGAAACCTTTCTATAAGTATAATCATTAACTGAGATGGTTGCTACTTGTTTTGTAGGTTCGAAATTTTCTACACTATAAATATAACTCATAGGTCCATTACTCACTTTTATGCCGCCCTTATCTCCAGAAGAAAATTTAAGATGTTTAAATTCTTTAGCTAAACCACTTATAGCATTAGTAACATCTTGTTTACTCTGATATTGCGTATCAAAAGATAATGCTTTTTTAATTGAAGAAAATGCGCCTTCAGTTACTTTCTTTTTTGCCTGTCCTTTCCACATTGCAGCAGCTGCAACTTTCTGTCCTGATTCTTTTGAGCCGTACTCTTTGGCTGCTTTTGCTGCGACCTTCTCGAATCCTTTGCCTTTCTTGCCTATGTCCTTGCCAGACTTTGCCTTTTTGACTACAGCTGATTTCTCCTTTTTGGTGAGACCTGCTGATGGTTTCTTTTTGGCTTCATTCAGTTCGATAGTAATATCTCCGTCTGGGCTAACCTTTTTTACTGTGCCCTTTTTGGTTTCAGATCCACTTTTTAATTCAATAGGATCGCCTTCTTCATGATTATGATATTGAGCTGTCCACAGTTTACCATCTAATTTTGTCTTGAAATTATCTCCACTAGCTATATGTATCATGACTTCATCTAGATCATCTCCAATAAATTCTTCATATGCATATTTCATAGCCTCTTCAGCTTCAGATCCATTCATTACATTTCCAAGTATATACTCTAGAATTTTAATATCTGATACTCCAAATTCTCTTAAAGTTTGTAATATTCCAAAAGCCTCTTGTCTTGGATTTGGAAATGCCTCATTTAGTATTTTGTCTTTGAGAGTCTCATATAGTGCAACTGGCACTTTAACTCTTACGATTGTATTTTTATTCATATTTATTTTTTATTATGCAAAGCTTGCGCCAGTTGGTAATATATTAAATGTAAGTTGTATAAATTCAGCAGTTCTAGTTGGTTGTATGTATATAGTACCCACTAATTCATTTCTATCTACTACATCTGGTGTATTATTAGTTTCATCCATTACTACAGAGTAGCTATAAAGACCTTGACGCTGTTGTACTGAAGCCAAATATGGATTTACAGCATTCAAGAATTTATTACGAGTTACTTGCGTATTTGGTTCGAATACTAGATTTCCAGAAACTTGAATAATATATCTTTTAAGAGCAATCAGTAGTCTACGTACATTTACTCTATCAAGAGCAGATGCAGCAGCTTGAAGAGTCTTTTGACCATATATCACTGTTCCCACTGTAGGGAAATTTGCAATTGGATTTACTTTAGAAGAGTATAGTGTATTTCTATCAGTAACTGAAAGTTTTCTTTCTGGTTGAAGTACTGTAGTTAGACCGCCTCTTGTAAAACCAGCGGGTGCAAACCACTCAGCAGCAATCTTGTCATTATATTCATATACTGCTGGCACCATAGTAGAAGCAGGTACCCAGTTGATCTTTCCAGTCTCTTGAGATTTTACCTGCACCCATGGCCAATATGTAGCTCCATACGAGCTATCAAAAGTTTTAGCTTGAGTCGTTACTGTATTGATATTCTGACCATAGCCTACCATATCAACTACTGCAATATTATCGCCTCTAGTTTGAGCTAATTGAAGTAGAGATGATATTTCAGAAGAGGCATTTTGAGATGTTAAACCTGGAGCAAAAATAGCATTAAAATCATATGCATCTTTGTTACCTAATAGATTTATAATATTATCATAATCAGAAGCATGAAGACCTTGTATATTACTATTTGGAGTAGATACTACTGAGTTTACTGTAGGTATACTCTGGAACATATTTACTGCTTCTATTCCATAAGATCCATAGATTGCTCCAGTTGATCCTCCAAATGCACCATTATTTGATCCTGAACCTATAAGTGGCAGAGATGAAGTGTATTGAGATTGTGGAGTACCATATGGTGTAAAATAATCTGGAGTTTTTAGATTCACAGATTTTACTCTTACATATGCTGATTTATTTACATAAGAACCAGTAGTTTGTATGTAGAAATTACCTGTACTAGGATCTGAAGTTAAATTTTGAGCTTGATCACCAATTACATAAGTAATATAGTTATTCTGATTTGGATCTAGAGATAGTCCATTCCAAGATTCAAGTATTGTTTTACTATTTTGATAATCATCACCTCTACGAATATTCAAATTAAATGTACCAGAGCCAGTATCAGAATAAGTAATTTCATATCTGATATTTACAGAAGATCCTGATGGCAGAGCCCCATTTACAGCAGAAGACGCACTATAAGAATTATCCATTATAGTACCCTGAGATATTGTCTCAAGTACAAATGATGGAATTGATCCAGAAGCAGCAATACTTGCAGTTGCAGAAGTATATGATCCAGATACTACACGAGTTACTAGAAGTGATTGACCTCCTTGTTGGAAATATCCTAATGCAGCAATGCTAGTAAGATATTCATAAGGTGTAGCTCCAGAAATAAAAGTAGAACCAAATAAACTCTTATATTGAGAGTATGTAGTTACTACTGTTGGAATGTTTACAGGACCGATAACTGTAGGACCTATTATAGCCGCACCTGCAGCAATAGGACCTTGTGTTATTTGACTCTGATCATTTTCTATGGCAAATACGCCAGGACTTATTAATGTTTCAGCCATTTATTATATGTGTTTTTATAACAATAAATATCATCATTTTTTTATGAAATCTCTCCGGACTCTATATTTATCATAACATTTCCATATTTTGATTTAATTTCATCAAAAATAGTGTTTTCTTTTTGTTTTAGGGCTTTTATTTTAGATTTTTCTTCATCTATTTTTAGCTCTATTGCTATTTTCTGAAATTGTAATTCTCCTAAAGCAGATGCTATTTCTAGAGCATCTTGTCTTATTAGATTTATAATTTTAAGTTCCTCTTCTGTAAGTTTATTCATAACGTTTATTTTATTATAAATATGCTTATATTTTTATAAACATCAACTATTTTTTAAAAAATTGATACGACTGTTCCAGGGTTTACTAGTGAGTTCCAGTTTAAAGTATTTGAAAGTGTGGGTTTCCATACCCATATAGTTTGTCCTGCTGAGCTATCTATATCTGTTACTGTAACATAATGACTACTTTGTGTAGCTCCACTAGAAAGAATAAATGTAGCTTTAGTACCAGGTGTACCTGATTTTATAATATTAGGGTTTGCTATTGAAGATGTAAGTAAATTTAAAGAAGTACTTACTGTATATGTAATACCTGTAGAAAGTATCATAGTTACAGTAAATGCCCCTGTCATATTAAGTGTACCTGCAGTATATCCAGCAGAACCTGCAAATGTTACTGTTTGGTTAGAGGTAGTTATATTTAAAGTAGTTACAGATAATAGAGAGTTTAATGTTAAAGTCATAGATGTCCCAGCTAAAGACATAGTACCCCAGGTCATACCTGTAGTATTAAGTG